ATCGTTGAAGTAGATAATGAGTTTGTTCTTCGTGCAGAACTTGATAAACTTTTTGAGAGTTTCTTCTTGGAAAGAGTGAACGACTCCATTGTATTTAAAGAATTTTTGTAAAGGTCTTTTGGCTTTCTCACTTGCAGCGAAAGCATGGAATTTTAAACTATTGATTTTCGTTATATGAACATCAAAAGTCGGATTCAATAAAATCATTTTTCTGCGCTACAAAACTGGGGGTATCTTCAAGCGTCACCATTCTGCCAGTTTTTTCATTATATTTCACACTTCCTGCTACCCCACACCAACCACTAAAGCGGTTCTTGAGGACTCTTACAACTGTTCCTGCACCTGAGGCATCCTGTTGATCTCTTTCTAATCCAATACAAATGTCACTAAGGCATCCAATACTTGAGCTACCTCTAAGACTAGAAAGAGATGTTTGTTGTCCATCCTCATAGCCTTTACCTCCTTGAGGTCTTCTTAAATGACTAACTAATAGTAAACCTGCTCCAGTCTCTTCTACTAAAGACCTGAGTTTGGTCATTGTACGATCAATTGCTTTAACTTCATTGCTTTCATCTGAGCCTGACACCAAAATCGATAGGTGGTCAAAGATAACCCAGTCGCAACCCAAACTGACAATACAATACCTGATCCTATTAAGAAGTACATCACAGTCAAGGGAGCCAAAATGATCGTAGAGCCAAAGCCGTCCTGTACCCAAGGTTTTCTCGAATGCTTCTTCGATTTGTTCATCAGTAATGTCTCCTCTATCTATGTGAATTGGGTGGTTAAGATCCATACCTATGAATCTTCTAGCTGTTCTCCTTAAATTTTCTTCTAACGATATAACTCCAACAGTTTGATTCTGCCGTACTAAAAGGTCATAAGCTATTTCATTTACAAAAGTTGATTTGCCTATACCTGTGCCTGCAGTGATAGTACATAGCTCTGATTTACGTAGGCCATGAAGCTTGTCATTCAAGAACTCATAAGGATATTCAGCACTGCTTTCTTTAGGATCTTCTAGTACTTCAGTTAATAAGTTAGAAGCATTAATAATTCCATCAGGCTCATACTCCTTAGCATTCCATACCATATTCATAACAGCCTTTGTATCTCCAGCCATGAATGCTTCATTAGCATCTTTATAACTTTCAAGAGTTCCTATCTTCCCCTTACGTGGTGGTAATAGTTGTATATCTCTCTGAGCTGCACTCTGTCCATGCTCATCATTGTCATAACAAAGTATGACTTGTTCAAATTTAAGTAACCAATCTAATTGAGACTTAATAACTTTCTGACCTGATTCAGCACCATTAGGTAGAGAGACACAAGGCCAGTTCTTTCTGACTGCATGGTAAGAGAGACAATCATACTCACCTTCAAAGATGACTAAAAGCTTACCCCCATCACCCCATTTCTCTTGACCTAAAAACCTGCTGTCAGGATTAGATCCGTGCATTAAGAACTGCTTATTCTTCTTGCGGATCTTATAACCAACAAGTCTTCTTTGATTGTCATATATAGGCCAGAAGTAAGCAGGTTCTCCACCATGAATACCTTTTGCATAACCAAAAAACTTATTGCTATCTGCTGGTATTTTTCTAGATTTAATATCTACGTAATTACCAATAATAGGTTCAATTTCTTGTGGCGTTGAAAGGGTAGGAGTAGGCATGATACCAGTTGCAGGTTTGAAATAAGTACAACCTGGAGTAAAGCAATACTCATGACCATCCTCATAGATAGCAACATTATTCTGGCTACCACATTGAGGACAAGGGGCATGAATTACAGACATTTAAAAGCCTCCAAGTTGGGGATCAATCCTTGGAGGCAGTGGTAACCCTTTCAAAACTTACCAACCGAACTATAGCGCAGTCCAGCGTCTAGGCAAGTGTGGGCCTTTGCACCAAGGAATATTATGTTTGTCACACCATTGGGAATAAGACATCTTGGCTGTGCGACTTAGCTTTTGATGTGGATTTTGAAAACACATCCTGAGATCTACATCAGGGTGTTGTTCTTTGAATACTTTGACAAGTCTTCTGTCATCGCTATCGAAGTAACCTTTAATCTCAACTACTACACCATTTCCTAAAACTATGTCAGGTGTATAGCGTCTGGGGATCACTACGTCATACTTGTGTTTTTCGTACTCGAAGTGAACCCCATCTTCAGTGAGACTCTTAGCTACCTCTGACTCAAATCCCGAACGAAATCCATCTCTTGTACGTTTACCGTACTTATGAAATCTTCGGGAGGTCATAGCAGTTAGAAGTCTTCGTCTTCGTCAGCTACAGTAGCAGGTTCTTCAACTGCTGGTTTAGCTTGTTTAAAACCTTTTTGTTTCTTAAAAGCAGTTGATACATCAAATGATGATCCACCGCTATCGCTACCTGTAACAGTAACAGCTTTAAGAATTTGCATACCTTGAGGTACTAATCTCACCCCACCTTGTCTAGCTTTAGGTGATATAACTTTAGGTTTGATTTGTACCATTGCTAAAGTACCAGCTTTTAAAAGTAAGTCTTTATGTAAAGGCTCTAAGTTTCCATCAACTACTGGAAAAGGAAACTCTTCATAATCTGGATTTGCTGTAACAGTAACAGTTACTGAACCATCCTCATTAGTTGTGAAAGGAGCAGGAAAATAACCATTCTTTCTTTTATTAGATGTTACTTTCTCTTTCCACCACTCACAAGCATTCTCATAAGCTTCACTTAATTCATCAAGTAGTTCCTCTGTATTCTCAGTTACTCGAAGCTTAAGCCTATAGTTACAAGGCATTTGTTGATATGTTGGTGGATTAATGTGATGAGGTATGAAACCTTCAAA